CTTCTTGAGGCCGATGATGCCCATCTGCCACTGGCATTGGGCCTGGTAGTGCAACGGCGCGGAGCCGGTCCCGTGGCCGCCGGGACGGATGGTGCCGGACTCCCAGTGCTCGTCGTCGCCGGCGGTCTTGCACTCGATCAGCGCCTCGGCCTTCCAGCTCCGGGGCTTGGTCGCGAACCGGTCCGGGGTGACCCGCAGGAACGGCTTCTCCGGGTTGGCCCAGAGACCGCCGCCGAAGCGCGACACCATGCCGATCTCCTCGGCCACCTTCTGAGCGACCACGTCCTCCAGCCGGTGGCCCCATTCGATCGGCGCGCCGGTCAGCTCCACGTCCGGATCCGTGCGGACCTTCTTGTTGAAGATCGACCATGAGGTGTCGTACTCCGAGATGCCGACCAGAGCGGCCACCTCGGACCCGCCGACGCCGTCACGCCGCGCGGCGAGCCACGGCGCGCGGCCGGCGCACTCGGGGAGGATGACCCGGGCCGGGCTGTCCGGCACCTGGGCGAACCGGTGCACCGGGTGCGGGCAGGCCAGCCGGCCACCCGATTGGCGGAGATAATAGTCCGCATTCCACTTAGGACCAACGTTGACAGTCAACTGTCATCCCTCCGCATGGACTCGTTGACGCCCTCGACCTGCTCGGCCAGGCTCAGCACGGTCCGAAGATCCTCGATCAGGGTCTGGAGACCGTTGAGGTCGTACGACCGCTTATGTCCCAGGTCGTCGATGATCACCTCGACGTAGGCGTTACCGCCCTGGTTCTCCACGATCTCGGCGGACATGTTGCCAACCATGCCGGACACCTTGTAACCCTGGTGAACGATGTCCATCCGCTCAGCCCTTCATCTCGATGGTGTCCATCATGGCGCGCTGGGCCTGGGGGAGCGGGAACACCGGCTGATCGAGGTGATCGTTGGCCATGATCCAAAGCCACCAGGCGTCACACTGGTTGTCATCCGCGATCTCGACCTCCCCCCGCTTCATCGCGGCCAGGGACATCTCGGTCTTGCTGGCGCCGCCCTTGCCGGTGGCGTACTTCTTGAGGCTGGACGGCCCGACGTCGCCGTACGGGATGCCCTCGTCCAGCAGCATCGCCCGGACCACGCCGTGCACCATGCCCGTGATGCCGGCGGACTTCATGTTCGGCGGGAGCAGCTCGATCAGCACCAGGTCTGCCCCGGTCACGACCTGACGAACGGCCGCCCGGATCTCGCCCAGCCGTCGGTCCTTCTCCTGTTTCGGCTTGACCACGGACCACTCGGCCAGCGCGTGCGAGTGGGCCGACCAGCACAGACCGGTGGCTGTCATCGAGAGGTCCAGGCCGGTGACCTTCTTGAACGTCATGGCCGCTTCCAGTCCGGAAACTCCTCGTGGCGACGGTCCAATTCGTCCTTCAACCACTCCGGGAGATCCTCGTCCGCGAGGAGGGACCCGGGACCAACCGACCAGTACGAACACTCCGGCGCGTGGTTGTCGTCCTTCGGGGCAACCCTTTCTCGGCCGCAGAAAGCACAGTCGTTCCTGACCACCTGGTCTCCGGTCGTCACGAGTTACCGTCCTGATCCAGGGCGACGACGTTCCCGTCAGAATCGAAGCCGTACGGCTTCGGCTGGTCGGTTTCCTCGGTGGCCTTCTTGATCTTGTCCATGGCTCCCGTCATGGCCGAGAACGCGCCGGTCATGCCGAGACCCACCAGCAGGCCGATGAGCGCGCCCAACGGCATCTCGACATGGCGCTCCTCGGTCCCCCGGCTGAAGGTCAGGCACAGCCGGGTGGCACCCTCGGGGATCTGGTACTCGGCCCGGACGTTGCGCTGGAGGTAGTTCCAGCGGTCATCGTCCAGATCCGTCAACGTCATCTGGGCTCGCACTGTGCGGCCCTCCTTCCTTCTGGTCAATACCTTACCGTGCCGACTGCAAAGTATGCAAGGGGGAGGGCCGACAGTCTCAGCGGTTCGGAAAGAACCGGTCCTTGACCAGCGCCACAACCTCAGAGGCCGCATCGTCGATCGTCCCCGGGAACGGTGACGGTTGAAGCTTCCGGACCATCGTGACCACAACGTCGCCTCGGAAGTTGATCAACTCCTGCTCGGCCGGCGCGGCACCGGGCCACGGGTACCGGATCAGCGTGTCCAGCTCCCCGACGATGCGGTCCCGGGGCTGGAGTTCGTCGCGCTTCTCCAGCTCATCGATGTACCGGGCCAGGCCCCGGCCGAGCGTGGTCGGCTGGCCGTCCATCAGGTCGAGCACGGCTTCCTCGTCCATGCTCACAGCCGCATCCGCGACCGTGGTCACGGCCTCCCGGGTTTCGCCGGTCTCGGCCATCATCTCGCGGATGGCCGTCTCACGTACGACGGCCCGGACCACCTTGCCGATGTCAGTCACGTCCGCGAGGGCCTCGGCGAGGTTGGCGTACTTGTTGCGGTCGATCATGCTGCTCACCCCAGTTCCTTCAGGAACGTCGTCAGTCCGCTCCAGATCGAGGTGGCCACCTTGGCCATGCCCTTGGGGTCGCTGATCAACCAGATGACCAGGCCGATCACGGCCGCCCATTTGACCCAGTTCGGGATATCCACCGGTTCGTTCCTCCCCTCAAACGGCGGGCCTCTCCCACCATGGATTACATTACAGCCAAGGCTACAAAGTGTCAAGCCCCGACCTCATCGAGGTCGGGGCTCAGCTGGCGCCGGTCAGGGCCGGGCGAACAGGTTGTCGCACTTGTCGCACCGGACCACGCCAAGATCGAGAACCTTCTGACTCATGCGGATGATCACCGGTTCCTCGCACCCACAGACAGCTTTGGCGCTGCCACCTTTGGCCTCGCCCTCCTCGCCACCGACCGGCTTGCCGGTGATCCTCTCCCCGCCGCGTTCGTCCTCGTCTCGCTCGCCACCGAGCCAGAAGGGGAGCAGGCCCGTCAGGCGGATCTCGCGCTCCAGCTCGGCCAGCAGGTCCGCGTACTTGACCTTGGTCGCCTCGGTCACCGTGACGAACGCGAACCCGTGGCCCTTGTCCGCCTGGCTGGCCTTGTGCTCCAGGCCCATCTCCTCGGCCGCCCTGCGGAAGGCTGCGTTGTGCCAGCGGCCCTGGCGACTGGTGTCCTTGACATCGCGGACCTTGCTCAGGGTGTGGGCGCCCTCGTGGAGCATCGTCTGGAGGACCTGGTTCGCGCCCTTGGCGAGCGCCTCGCTGGCCAGGAACAGCTCGTGCCGGCGGCCGGGACCGGCGTCGCTGACGGCCGCGCCCTCCTCGGCCCGGACCTTCCAGCTCTCGGCCCGGAAGTGGCCCCACTTGGTGCCCTCCCCGGAGCCGGTCGTGATCACGACCTCGGGCAGCTCCGGGTGGTCGGCGCGGATGCGGGTCCAAACCTTCTCCAGCAGGGCCACTACGCTCGATCCGGTGTGGTTCTCGGTCTGGGTCTCGGCGGTCATCTTGTCCTCCTGATGTCGTGCGCTGCTGATAGAGAGAACATTACAGCCGTGACAGTGAAGTGTCAACCCTAAAGGCCCGGCTGTGAAGTACTTCACAGCCGGGCCGGGGAGGTCAGGCAGCGCGGAGCTTGCGGACGTTGGTCGCGGCCTTCTTGGCGGCCGGGCGGCGCCGGGCCGGCGCGGTCCGCCGGGCCTTCATCCCCGGGGAGGCGATGGCCATCAGCACGTCCACGGTGAGCGGCAGGAGGTAGAGGGTGACCGGGTCGTGCACGCCGGCCATCTCCAGTACCTCGACCAGGTGCCAGTACGAGGTCCAGCCGGCCACCACCGCGAGGAAGCCCGTAGCCACCTTGGCCCAGGTGCCCCGGACCGAGCCGTTCTCCAGCAGGGCCAGGGCGGCCATCAGGCCGAGCGGCGCCCACAGGCCCGACCCGATGCCCGCGATGTTGTGCTGGCTGGCCGCGACGTTCGCCGCCAGGCTGACGATCAGACCGGCCGCGAACACGCCGCGCGCCGTGCGCTGGGCGTTGCGGGCCTTGCGCGCCGCCGGGGTGATCTTCTTGGTACTGGGCTTCTCGTTCATCGCTCGGATGTCCTTCCCGTTCGGGCCGCCCGTCGCGGCCTCACGAGAACTACTTTACAGGCATGACAGTGAAGTGTCAACTGCGAAGTCACAACTGTGAGGTACGCCACAGACGGTTGACACTTCACTGTCACGCCTGTAAAGTAAGTCGTATCAGCAGCAAGTGAGGGAGAACGAGATGACCGAGAACGAGCACTACACCAAGGCCCAGCAGATCCAGGACCTCAAGGTCATGATCGAGGCGGACCGGGCGCACATGTACCGGGAGCTGGAAGACGGAAGCTACCGGGCGGCCGACCGATACCTGAAGGCGATCCTGGACAACGAGGCCGAGATCAACAAGCTGATCGGCTGACACAGAGAAGCCCCCGGGTGCAACCGGGGGCTTCTCCTACTGCGGGGCCACGGTAAAGATCAGGAAGCGACCGAAGTCAGGTCGGTCCGGGCGCCCTGGCCAGGACGGTTGGCCTTCCAGGTGTCGAGCGCCTGGCGCGTGAACACCGGGAGGTTGTACTGGCCATCGGCCTCACGCTGGGGCTCCACCTCGGGGCCGATGCCCCGGGCCACGTAGCTGGAGAGCGTGTTCCGCTTCAGGCCCAGGTACTCGGCAGCCGGCCCGTAGCCCACGAAGCGCTCGGGCGTCTCGTCCTGGGTTGTCACGGTCTCACCTTCTCTCGTCGTCATGGCCCTACTATACAGCCAGGACTTCCAAGCTGACAAGGTCGAGATCAGGCCTTGACACTTCACAGTCAACCCTGTAAAGTCTCTCTCATGACAACGACAGCAGCGAAGTTCAGCAAGGGCCAGGCGGTTAAGGTCACCCGGGGCCAGCAGCGCGGAGCGACCGGCAAGGTCTACGGACAGATCGGAGAGCAGTACATCATCGCCCTCGACCCGGGCCGATCGGTCTCCTCGGTCACCGTGAAGGCCCCGAGCCTGAAGGCCCTCTGACCCCTACCGCACGACGGCCCCGGACCTTTCGGTCCGGGGCCACTTTCGTCTTTACACCTTACAGTCAAGGCTGTAACGTAGTGGACGGTGGAGAAGGTCTCTACTTGTGGTCCCGGTCCCGAGCCGGCCCGGGGTTGGCGCTCTCCAGCTCCTGGCAGTGCAGCGCGTCGCGCCACTCGGTCAGAGCCTTGAGGATCGCCCTTCCCCGATCGCCCTCAGGGCCGTCCACCGGGGAGGGGCCACCAGTGATCACGCGGATGATGCCGCACACCGCCCGGTCCTGCTGGAGCTGAAGCGCGGCCTCGTCCCGTTCTTGATCTTGTTCGTTCCTCCAGATCCAGAACGAGAGCAGGCCCGCGATCATCATCACGGCCAGGCCCCACGAGAGCAGGATGAACCAGACCGGCCGGGAGATCGGCTCACGAATGGCGCGCCTCATACGGTCTCAGCTCCAGGGTCCAGCGCTGGCGACGTAGGCGATGACAAGGGCGACGGCTCCGCCGGCCCCGAGGACCCCGATGAGAGACTGCCCGCGATATCGGGCCGTGAGAGCCAGAGCCGCAGAAAGCCCGGTCCGAGCATCGTCGCGCTGGAGATCAGCATCAGGGGCCACGGCCCCGCCGTGAACACGATGTAGGTTCCCCATGCTCCCCCGAGCGCTAGGAACAAAACGTCCCGCTGGAGGGGCGGCAGTGCTCGCCTGGTCACGCACCATTCCTACCTTCCTCCGCAAGGAGTCGTTTCGCGGAGCGTACCCGCGACGGCCCAGAGCGAAGCGGCCGGCGGCGCGCCAACATCGGGTCGGTCAACGCCTTGGCGTTCCACTCGATGCTCAACGCTGAGCCCTGATGGTGGCGCCGGGCCACTCGCTCACGGGCCTTGTGCTTGGTCAACGACGGTACCGGAAGATGGTCTACAAGGGACGGCCAGGTGTACCAGACGTCATGGCCGCGCCGCTCGGCCCAGCCGGCTACGCGCATGTCGTCCGGCACGCCGGCCCTGGTGTCGGCATACTTGATCATGTCCGGGATCAACGCCACGGGGAGCGCGATGCTCACACCCCACATCAGCTTCTGGCTCCGGACCCAGGTCGCGCCGGCCGAGTCGGCCGCCAGGGCCATGGCCTCCCAGCGGATCGGCACGTTGCGCCCGGTGCCGAGGTACGGCGAGACCACCGCGTCGGCCGGCACGTAGGAGAGCGCTCTCTCCAGTCCGGCGAGGAAGTCGTCACACGGAAGCGCATCGTCCTGGATCAAGACGTGCCAGTCTGCCGTCGGGTCGGCCAGCTCCCAGCCCCGGCGCGCCGTGCGCCAAACCCGATCGCCGCTCCCCGAGGGCGGCCCCTCGTCGTCCCAGGCGACGGCCGCCGGCCGGTCCAGGATGTCCAGGAGGACCCGGACGTTCTCGGATCGGTCCGGGTGAGCCATGATGCTGGCGCTGAGCCTCACGGGGTGTCTTCACCGTGGGTCTGGGCGCCGGGTCCTGAGCGCTTACGCGTCGCGCCCTCGCCAAGACCCTGGCCGCCGCCGTGCCGCAGGCTGTCCGGGGAGGGCGAGTCATCGACGATGGTCCGGGCGGCCAGGGGGTCAGCTTCGATCTCGCCGCGCCGGATCCGGTCGGAGATGGGTCCTGACAGCTCGACCATCACTTGCCGTCCCGCAGGGCCTGGAGGATCAGGTCGCGCTTGTCCTTGCGGGCACCGAGCACGATACCCCGGTGCTTGGCCAGCGCCTTGAGGTCCGGGATGGTCAGCTCCTCGATCGGCGTCCCGTTGGTGATCCCGTCCAGCTCCCCAGCGTTGACCACCTCACGGTGCCGATCGACGGCCGGGTCGGTTGGCACTTCAGTGTCAGGCCCGTCGAACAGCAGGTCCACCGCGTCCGGCGCGTACGAGCCCGGATCCACCTCGGGCAGGACGGGGCTGTCCCCGGGCTCCCAGGTTCGCTCAACTGGCAAGGGCTGGAGCACCGATGACTCCGTGACCTGGTACGGCACAGCCACCTGGCCGGCGGCGGCCGGGTACGGGGAGGGCGAGACACCCTCGCTCGTGATGGCCGTGATCGGGGTCAGCGTCTCGGCAGCGTCATCCGGAAGCTTGAACGCCAGCCGGGTCACGGCCAGCCGGTCGTGGTACAGCTCGATCGGGGCCAGGAAGCCCTCGGCCACGAGTGCGTCCACGGCGCGGCCGACACCGGGCCAGTCCGGGTGACCGTAGTCGTCCACCGCGATGACCGCGCCGGGCGCGAGGTGCGGCGCCCAGGCCACAATGTCGCGACGCGCGCCCTCCTCGGTGTGGTCGCCGTCCACGTAGAGCAGGCCGACCGGCCGGGCCGGATCCCTCATCCCCCAGACAGCAGCCACCTCGTGAGAGAACCCGGGCATCAGGTCGATCTTGTCGGCATATCCCAGGCTCTCGACGTTGTGGAACGCCTGGATGCGCGAGCCCCGATCAGTGAAGGGCGGGTCGTAGACGTTGCCCTCCAGATCCCACGGGTCGATGGCCGTGACGTGGTTGCCGTTGCCCTGCTCGGCTCCCCAGGCGAGCTGGAGCGCGGTCCGGCCCTGGAACACGCCGAGCTCCACGATCTCCAGGCCCGGGGGGACCTGGCTGGCCAGGTCCGCGAGAGCCATCATGACGTCCTCGGGCGTGGCCGCCCGGACGTTCTTGAAGTGGCGCGGCACGCGGGGACCACGGCTCGACGTCGGGCCGGAGCGCTGGACCTCGCGCCGCGCGCGCTGAGCCATGGCGGGCCGGGGGCCGGAGCCGACGATGCGCCGGGTGCGGTCAGCGGTGTGCTTCTCGGGGTCCACGTCAGGTCGTCCTTTCCGGAGGTCGCGCACCAGCGCGACATGACTGATCTTCCACTTGTCCCGCCACAACTCGTAGGCGCGCCGGTCCTTGGCAAACTGATCACGGTGGTTCACCCGCTGGTATTGGGCGTCCGGCTCGGACTTCCCAACCGTGTAATGCATGTGCTCGATGCGCACCTCGGGGAGGTGACGCATCGCCTTGGCCCCACCGAACAGATCCATCATCGAGTTGTCGCAGTACATGTGCTCAACGTCGGCCGGCACCATCCGGCCCAGCGCGCGCACGGTGTCCGAGGTGACGGCCCACTCGGTGCTCAGCTTGGCGCCCTGGTAGCCGTCATCGCCGTAGACCATCCCGCTCCCCATCTCGCGGAGCACGGTCAGGTAGCGATCGGCCCAGTTGATCGTCCGGGGAAGGTGATCGTCACCGGCGAACCCGAGAGCGAAGTAGCCGAGGGCCATGTTCTGAGCGGCCAGGTTCAGCTTGTGGACCATCGGCATCCACTCGGTGACCTCGACCAGGCCCAACGCCGTGCATTCCTCCGGAGCCTCGCTCAGGAACTCCTCGACTACGCGCCGGTAATCGTCGATCTCAGGGTCATCAGCATCGACGACCAGGATCATGTCCGCTCGGTCCCAGGCGTTCGTAAAGTCCCAGGCTGAGATCACCTTGCGGATGTTGTCCGGGCGGCCCCGGGTCGGAATCAGCACGGCGAGGTCACGCATCGGGGCTCCAGGAAAAGTTAGGGTGGTTAACAATTGCGCGGTCGCCCGGCTGGATGATCTTGGGTCGTTCCCAGCGCGAGCCCTTCGGCACGTAGAGGTAGTGGTACAAGATCTGGGGAACGACGACCTCGGTCCGCACGATGCGCATCCGGCGGAGCTGGTTGGCCCAGACCCGGTCCTCGGCCATCCCGGTACGCGCCACGGTGAAACTGGCCTGACGGGCGAGCGCGGTCCGGATCGGGTTGATGTGCGAGATGTCGCGCTCGAAGCGGCCCCGTAGATTGCGCCAGCTCCGGTGCTCCAGCGAGTGGTAGGCGACCGCGATCGGCGCGCCGTCGGAGTAGCACTGCACCTGGAAGCCGACGTAGTCCGGCCGCTCGCCCAGCGCGGTGACGACCTCGTCCACGTAGTCCGGCGAGACCAGGTCGTCGTCATCCACGAAGCACACGTAGTCCGTGGTCGCGCCGAGCACCATCGACTGGCGGATCTTGGGGAGCGACGGACTCCCATCGTTGTGCCAGCCGACCACCTGGACCCGGCCGCCGTACGGCTCGGTCTGGGGCAGGAGCCCGGCCATCAACCGCTCGAACAGCGGCCGGCGCTCGCCCAGCGTCGGGACGAGGATGGACCACGTAGGCACGGCTGTCATGTCCTCAACCTTACAGGACGACGGGGCATCTCGGGAGGCGGCCTCGCGGGGGGAGTTGCAGAACCGCACACGCGTCAAATCTCGCTGGCCCCTCGCGTGTGTATACGTGTGTGGCGTAATGCGTTAACAAAAAGAGAAGGTCTCTAAGATCTGAGTAAGTGGGGGTCCCCCCGTCCCCCCGTCATTGGGGCAGGACCGCGATGTACCGGCGGTTGAACAACCCCTCCTCGGTGCCGGATGCCGAGCTGCTCCGGTAGGCCAGGACCGCGTTGTAGACCGCGCCCGGGGTCAGCCCGGTCACCAGCTCGGACGTGCTGATGGTGCCGAGCGAGCCGTTGGTGGCCGACTGGTGCCCACCGGCGGCGTTGTCGCTGGCCGCCCGGATGACTCCGCCGGAGCCGACCACCGAGCCGGATCGAACCTCGAAGTCGAGGATGCCGTACTGGCCGGCGGTCTCGTTGCCACCGACGGCCCGGCCCATCACAAGCACGACGCCGGAGGGCGGCGCGATGAAGGCGACGCCGTGGACCCCGCCCGTGGTCGGCCCTCCCCCACCGGCGGTCAGGCTGGTGATGAACGAGGTACCCGGCGCCACGCCACTGGAGGGCACACCGACCAACGAGACCGGCTGAGCCGATTTCACGTTCGAGGTGCCGATGACCAGCATCGACCCTCGGTAGGCGAGGATCTGGACGACGGCGCCGACTGAGAAGACCGCGCCGTTGAGCACGCTGATCCCGACGATGTTGCTCCCCGAGAGGTTCACGGTGACCGTGCCGTCAGCAGCGATGGCCTGGATCGTGCCGACCCGGAGCTGGAATCCGGGGTCCCCCCCAACCTGGTCCTCCGGGGCCAGCTTCTGGCGGAGCTTGGTGTAATCGATGGTCATCTATAGCTCCCGGACTTGGATCGATGTATCACCGGTCAGGTCCACGGTGACCGCGTCAACGATGAGGATGGTGCCACCGACGGCCACCACGTCCCCGGCCGTGATCGTGGGATCGTACGGACGGACCAGGGTGTACGTCGCAGCTGCCCCGATGTTCTGGGCCAGCAGGGCATCAGCAGCCGATTGGGCCTGGGCTACTGACAGGATCAGCGGGGAGGAGAAGTACTCGGTCACCCGGCCGTACGGGCTCGTGCCCGGCCCGGCACCGGCGTAGGTCGGGCTTGACGGGTCACTGTCAAGTGCCACGGCCTGGACCGGCGGCGTACCGTCCTGTGCCTCCCCCCGAGCCACGATGACGTTCGGTGGCCGGGTGTCGTAGTCGGCCGAGATCGAGGTCAGCAGGTCGAGCGGGTACGCGCCGGCCGGGTCCGGCGTGATGGTCCCGACCTGGATATGACCCACCCGGTCATACCAGGCGGTCCGGCTGAACCCGTTGAGCACGTCGAGGACCTCGGACCACGGGGCCGTGCCGGAGTCCAGGCCGAAGGTCCGGGCCGCGCCGAGCGAAGCACCGACCAGCGAGACGCCGGGGTTGATGCCGGTCCGGTTGGTCACCACCGAGTTGATCATGGTGCCGAGGTCGGTACCGGCGGCCACGGTCAGCGAGGTCTCGAACCGGTAGCGCTCGACCCGGTCCGAGACGTCGATGAGCCCGATCTCCACCACGCGCTGGTCCGCCTCGGTCCGGGTCTTGCTGGAGGCGATCTCGTACGTGCCGTAGGGGACCGTGGCCACTGAGCCGTCCAGTAGCTCCAGGCCCATCTCCGCCTCGACCCGTGTGCCGAACGGGGTCAGGATGTCGCTCGGCCGGGTGGGGAGCATCGAGGTGCCGGAGAACGTGAGCCGTGCGTCCCACCTCCCCGTGCGCCGGGCGTCCTGCGTCATCGAGCCGGAGATCGGCTCCAGCTCTACCGTGCGGCCCGAGCGCGAGAAGGTGAACCGGGAGAAGCGCCGGTAGCCGGTGGGTGTGCTGAGGGCCGCCTGGTGGCGCGCGCTAGCGAAGGTAGTGGCCATCAGGGATCAGACCTCTCGGATCCAGCAGTCACAGCACATCGTCCCTTCAGGGATGTTGTGGCCCATTTGCCGGAGTAGATCAACACAGTGACCGGATGGACAAGGGCACTCGTGATCCGCCTGGTCCATCCCCAAGACCATGACCCCGTGATAGCCCAGGTCCACCAGGACCTGGCCGATCTCTCCCTGGCTGACATCGCCATCGGTTGCGAGCGCGATGAGGAACCGCTGAGTATGCATACCCCTGGGAGACGTCGCACCGTCCCGGCATGTCCGGTCACAGGAAGTCCTCCGGGTCGGCGGTCTCGGGCCAGGGCTGGCGGACCATCGTCACCTGAACCACTTTCACGTTCGGGGCCGGCGCCGTCACCGACCAGCCGGCCGGCGCGAACCAGCCCGGCGTACCACCGACCGGGGACCAGTAGATCCGGTCGTTGGCCAGCATGGCCTCCAGCTGGTTGATGGACGGCAAGCCCTCGGCCGCGATGACCAGGGCCAGGTCTTCCCCAGGCGTGCTGGTCGAGACCGAATGAAGGCCACCTTCCAGCGGGGTCGAGTCAGCCACCAGCCGGGGGAAGTCACTGGACCGGTCGGTGGCCACAGCCATCCGATCGGTGAACGAGGAGAGCCGGTCCAAGCCGTCGTCGTAGGTCAGGCTCGGCACGGTGAAGCTGGCGAAGTCGCTGATCTTGAGTTCGGGCACGGGGAGCGGGTCGCCACCGATGATCCCGTCCACCCGGACGAAGTGCACTTCCTTGTAGACCGGGATGTTGCTCCCCGAGCCCGTGAGCGGAACGCCCAGGGCCGACGGGAAGTAGGCATCAGCGACCGGTGGCTCCGTGATGCCGGTGTCCGCACTACTGTGATCGTGGTCGCGGTCCGGGCTCGGACCCAGGTCCCCCGGCGACGTCGGCGTGCCGTTGGACGAGTTGGTCGACACGCTGGTGACCGTGGTGTGGTTGTGGCCGGGCAGCGAGTGATCGTGCGTCGAGATCGGGTGCGTGTGCGTGGCCGCGCCACCGACCAGATTGACCGAACTCGAACCCTTCTCCCGGGCGAACAGGGTGCGCATGTCGGGCGTCCCGTTGGTCCCGTCGCACGCCGTCAGGATCGGATCCAGGTCGACGAGGGCGCCCGTGTAGAGGCCGATGATCCGGGTCTGGCGACCGCCGCCGGTGTTGCGCAAGATCCGCAGGCACCGGTTGGGCGGCTCGATGATCGTCGTCCCCGCCGCGCCACCGGCGGCAGACTCCAGGTTGCCGGTGCCGGCCGGGACCACGTTCATCGGGTGGGTGTGCCGGGGGAGCCAGCGTCCGCCACCGTTGCCGCCGCCGGCCTCGATCGAGCTGGTCGGGTTGCTCAGGCTGGTGTTGCCCACCGTGTGATCGTGAGTCAGCCCAGTGTGCCCGTGCGACTCGACAGTGTGACCGTGGAGGGAGACACCCGAGGTGGCCCCGCCGTTGCCGGCCGCCGCCGCGCCCTTGAGGAAGCGGCCGGCCGAGGAAGTGTCGTCGGTCCAGCCGGACACGCTCTCGGCCGAGTAGCCCAGGGCGCCGACCGGATAGGCGACCTGGAGCCCGTTGCTCTGGATCCAGATCACGTCCCGGGTGAGCGGGCTGTTACCGGTGGCGCCGGTGTCCGGGGAGGCCAGACCGGAGTCGCCACCGTTGAAGGTGCCGACGTACTCCGGCCGGGTGTGATTGTGCGGCTGGTCGGACTGCGGGTACGGGGCGCCGTTCTCACGGCGCGAGGTGATGCTGAGGTTCGAGGCGCCGGTGGGTCCGCCGAGGGTGTGGTTGTGCGCGCCGATCCGGTGGTTGTGGCTGGGCGTCGTGTGCGTGTGCGTGCTCGCGCCGCCGGTGGCCGACGGTGCGCCGGTGGTCGTCGCTCCCCGGACGTGGTAGCCGTCCAGCGTAGTCACCCGGGTCCAGCCCGAGGGGATGCTGGCGACCGTGCTCGGCCAGGCCAGAATCAGGTCACCCGGGATGGTGTCCGGAAGCTCGACGGAGGTCGAGACGTACCCCTGGTAGCGGACCCGGTAGGTGATATCGCAGGCCACGCTTGACGGTTCACAGTCAACCCCGGGCTGGGGATCGAGCTGAGGAATAGCCAGGTCGAGATACGAACCGCTCAGGCCGTCCGGCACCACGGCGATCCGCTGAGAGCCGGTGCAGTCGTCACGCCAGACCTCGGCCACGACGTAGTCATCATCCCAGGTCTGACCGCCCGGAGAGGTCCAGCTGACCCGGTATCCGCCGTACTCCGCGTCAACGGTGACCAGGGGAGGCGAGGGTGGCGGGACGATGTTCTCGATCGTGAAGGTGAGCACTTCGGAGTGCTCGAACGGGTCGGCTCCCCGGATGGTCGAGCGCGCGATGAAGGTCGTGTTGTAGTCGCCGTCATCGAGGCCGGTGCTCAGCTCGACCGTGGTCGGCGGGGTCCCGGTGCCGGAGTCGGTGAAGATCGTCGCGCCGCCGGACAGCCCGGCGCGCACGGTCACCTCCCAGTTCAACGCGGGCAGGCCGTCGTAATCCACGCTGCCGAAGAACATGACCGGCTGGTTGGTGTCGCTGACCGTGCCGCCGCTCTGGTCCGTGCCGGCGTTGTCCTGGACCTCGGGCGAGAAGGTCGGGTGGAAGCGGCAGTCGATATCGACATAGCACTCAGAGGTGCGCAGCTCGGTCGCGCCGCTCCCGTCGTCGTCCGGCCAGCCGCCACCAATGTTCAGGTCGGAGAGCGCTCCCACGGTGGCCAGGCCGTAGCCGCTGTTCTGGTACCAGCCGGTGGCCTGCTCGGCGAACGAACTGGTCACCGGGATGGTGTCGAACTCGATGAAGTCCTGGGTCCCCCGGCCCAGGTCGATGTCCTCCTCGCTGGTCCCGGTGTCGGTGCGGATGCGCACCCGGCCCCGGATCCGGTGCCGCTCGTAGCCACTGGACGGCGTGTGCGGGCCGAGCCGCAGACTCCAGTTGTCGCCGTCGTCGGAGACGTTGAAGTCGATGTAGGTGGCGTCCGAGTCGTCGGCCGTCACGGTGGCGATGGTGCCTGAGGGCACAGCCGTGCCCGCGCCGGCCGTGCGGACCGAGGCCGGCCGGATGACGTCAACGACCGACACGAGATGTCCTCCAGATCCGAGTCACCATGACATCATCACACGTCGGCCAGCTGGGGAGCAGGCTCGGGGCCGGTACCGATGAACCTGGCCGTCACCTGACGGATGCGCCCGACCTTGACGATGCGGACCGAGGCGGCCACCGGCGCCGCCCAGACCTCGTTAGCGTCGCTCGGGCTGATCAGCACCAGCGGCCGGGCCAGGATCGAGAACAGCTCGGACAGTTCGGCGTCGCTCTCGACCGCCGCCGCCATAGCGAGATTGCGGCCGCCCGGTGCGGCGCTGCTGACGAACCGGGAGCCGTTGACCCCGGTGGCCGCCGTGAACGGCCGGTCCACGTCCCACTCGAACTTACCCTTGATCACTGACCACATCGGGCCGTCCGGGCCGGTGGTCCGGATCAGGTGCTCCCCGTCGTCCCAGGTCAGGCAGAAGGTGTCCGGCTCCGGCGGGGGGGTTGGCGCTGTCATCATCTGGATGAAGGCCACCTCCTCGTGAAGCGGTTCACCGGAGCCGGCCGCCAGCGTGCCGGTCGAGGTGCTGACCACCGTCGGCGTGGCCGTGTTGGTGTCCGTCAGGGTGTGCGTGT